TCAAAAAGGAAAAAACCAAAACATGGATGAGGCTTAGACAGCAAAACATCACGAAACTTTGGCCACAGTTTGTTTGTGTTTAGACCTAAAGTTCTATAATGGCTGCACATCTGACAGTCCATGACAACATTAGTAAGCATGATACTGCCACTGTACTCTAAGACATTTGATCGCAAATTACTCATGATATGAGCTCTGTCTGAAATTTTTGAGGATGGGTGAGTTCTTATAGCAGCTGCAACAAATTTAATTACTGGCGCTAAGAGAGTATTTCTGTAGAACCACAATGAATTGAATTCTTCAATGGCAGAAAAGGCTCCACTGGTGCTCTTCTCCATGCTTTGTTCAGCACAAAATCTATGATAAAGAGAGGATTTGACAAGAGCCATGCAAGTCAGCAAAGCTTGCACCCTTTTTCTGTTTGCTTCTCTTGGGTAGACTACTGTGGTAATGGTGGAAGAGTCATCAGACGAGACCTTTGAGGTGTTGATGACCTTAACTCTGTTCCGGAACACTGGCTCTTCAGAAAGCTGTCTGTGCACCAAGTAGCTGCACTTATCATCCCAGAGCATGAGATATCCAGAATGTAGAATGCTAGACGTGTAGTGCAGGATGCCCTGCATCATGTTAGAACGGTTCTTGAGGAACCTATGTCTAGCATTTATTAAAAAGTTTTTTGATGAAAGTCCTAGGTATTGCTTTTTAAGCTCGTCCATTCCAGGATCAATGCTGCTGACTTCAAGATTGTCGTCAAAGAGGTTCAATAGTTGGCTGGGAAGCTCGAGTTTTTTTGTGGTGACTAAGTTTAAGATTTTGAGACAGGGCTCAACTAGGAACTTGGGCAACACTCTTGATAGAAAGCAGCCAAAAACCGGCATGACAAATCTCTGTGCCCAGGTCGTTGCATCATCAGAGCACGTCATTGTCGTCTCATTCATGCCCCTACAAACCAGCTCTGCACAGCTTTTGAAGTGGTTGTCGGTTCTACTTAGCTTTTTGTCTCCCTTTGTCAGCATTTCGTTGTCCAGGCTGTCTCCGATTGTTCTAGAAATAGTCTCTAAGAAGTGCAGAATTATTCTGCATCTAAACTCCAAAACGAAAATTTCCCTTACTCCTCCTATCTGCAACTTCTTGAACAGGTTGGCCACAATGCCGCCAAACTCGTCCTCGACTTCGAGCACTAGCTTTCCAATGTCCTTCATGCTCCTCCAGTCGTAGTCTTCGTCCAACAATTTTATGCAAGCTTCTATACAAGTCATTCTCTGATTCTCTTTGTTCTCTCGAGAATGCTCTTCAACATGAAGATTGCCCGTAGCTGATTTCCGAGTTGTGGCAAGCTTATCCAAGTCCCGGGAGATCAGCTTGCGCATTAGAGAATCTTCTAGCCACTGAGAACTCCCTCCTCCTTTGTCAGACAGTGCCCTGGCCACTCTGTCACCAATAGCACAGACAAACTTAGGATCAAATTCGTGGTCTCTAAAATCACCTGCTGGTGGAGATTCAAACCCCATGTTTAAGGGTCTTGCATGCTCCATGCTCATTTCTTCTTTAATGACTTTCTGAAATATTTTTAGAAAACCATGAGTCTGGTCAGAGTCCTCTTTGTTGTGTAGAACTCCAAAGTAGGAAAGAGTCAGCACGATTTCAAAGCGGGGCACCTCTCGTCGGTAACCCAGGAAATCAAGCCCTCTGACCTGTCTTGAGAGAGCTTGAAGTCTTCTCTTTTAATTATTGGACTACCGAGAGAAACCCCTGATAAAGTCATTGTGATCATGCAGTTCATGACCCTTTTCCTCATCCATACACAAAGCCTGCTGCGACTAAAACTGTCCCATTTTTTAAGAATCTTTAATGGCCTTGGTGGCAGGATCCCAAGCTTGACTATTTCCATGTAAGCATATCGTATGTTCTGGCATTCTTTGCTTGTGTGTTCCTTACCTTCAAGCCAAAAGAGCATGCTTGCATTAAAATGCTCGAAGACATCTTTAGACAGTTCTTCCAAAGGGATGTTTATGTACTGGTCAAACAGTTGACACCACATTGCTAGCAAGCTTGAAAACTTGCCTGGCAAATATAGATAGTGAGTGACTGAATGTAAATTTAAACTGACAAAATCTGAAACAAGAAAATCATTGTGAGATTCCATAATTTTGAATGGTAGTGAGAAAACATGACTAGCTGCAGTTTTTTTGACAGCAATGCTAAAGAAAATAGGCCCATTAGGACTGGTAGGTTTTATCAGCAATGCAATGGGATACATTCGGAGATACTTCAAGACAAATTGGCCTTTTCCAGCAAATTGGAGTCGAGATATGTTGACTTCTTCAACAATGTTGCTTAGAATTTCAAGACTCCTGAAGAATACTGATTTGTTTGTTCTTTGCAAGAAAGCTTGGACATCAGACACATGGTTCATCTTGAAAGGATCTAGCCCAGAAAGCTCAAAAGCCTTATCTCGCATGGTTCTCTCTTCGCCCATAGACCACAAATCTGAATCTGTAGAAAGTT